CCTTGGGCACCAGTGGCTCCTGTGGCTCCAGTGTTTCCTTGAGGACCTTGGGCACCAGTGGCTCCTGTGGCTCCAGTGGCTCCAGTGTTTCCTTGGATGCCTTGAGCACCAGTGGCTCCGGTGTTTCCCTGAATGCCTTGGATGCCTTGGGGACCAGTTGCACCAGTTGCTCCTGTGTTTCCTTGGATTCCTTGGGGACCAGTGGCTCCTGTGTTTCCTTTTTCAGCAGTCAAAGATGTTACAGTAAATTTCAAAAATTCAACAGTTATACTATTTGTGGCAGTTTTGTTTTGAACAATAAAAAAGACTCTATCGCCATATGCAAGATCTAATATTGTTTGAATTACAGAAGAAACAGGTTGAGCAGATGGATTTGCAGAGTTAGCATAAATTTCACTTTCACTAATTCTATCTGCATTTGGATCAAGGGTGGAACCTGCAACTGAATTTTTTCCAACATAAAATCCACAAACATCTTGGCTTCCACTGTAAAAGTTAAAGTTTGCAATGATGTGGAATCGTCCACCAGACCCATCATATTTCAATGCATTTTTTGAACCATCTTTGGAAAAATTAAATAGTGTTCCAGTCTGTGCTGTTCCCCCAACTATTGCTCTTCCATTTATAGATGGTATAATTGTTGCTGTGGTATTTCCTTTCAAATACATCACACCCACATCATTATTGCCAGGTGCACCAGATCCAGAAGGGCCTTGGGGGCCAGTTGGTCCGGTGGGCCCAATTGATCCCATCCCACTAGTTGATGTTATAGTTAGTCCTTTTGGTCCTAAAGTTAAATTAATATTATTTCCAGCATACAGAGTAACACCACCAGTAAGACCATTAAGAGTTGCTACATAATTTCCAGTAATCCCAGATACACCACCAGATATTGATTTCCAAACAAATCCGGTTCCGGTTTGTTGTCTTATGTAAAGAACATCATTTTCATCAAACCAAAATTGATTTTCTTCTGGTTGTAGTGGTGCTTCGGCGTTTTGATATGGCTCAGTTAGTTGGGTTAGTTTCCAACTTTTGGGAGACTGAAAAGGAGAACTTTGAGTAACTTCAAGACACTCATAAACCTTTCCCTGAAATATCACAACATCACCTATGGCATAGGTATATGGTGTACCAGAGGCGTTTCTAAACTTAAACTTACCCTTAAACATTCACAAATATTTATACTTGTGACTTGATCCGGGAAAAGTTATTTTTCTTCTCAAATTGTAGTTGTTGATCAAATTTATCAGTCAAAGCATCTGCTTTATGGCTAATTATGTAAATTGAACATTTATTCTTCATTTTGTTCAATAACTTCAAGAAAGCCTCAGTACCAGCTCCGTCCAAAGATGAATCCAATATCTCATCAAAGATGAGAAGATTGCAGTTCAAACTGTTCTTCATTTTGGCAATCTCTCTCCATGTCAAGAGAATGGCCAAATCGATACGCTGTTTCTCTCCCTCAGAGAAAGAGGAATATGAGAATGCATCTCTATATCTTGACTTAATTGTTTCCTTGAACTCCTCATCGATGTTGAAGTCAACATAGAGGTTAAGTTTTCCGAGAAACTTGTTGACGAGTCCATTGATGATGGGAACATAATGTTTGATAATCCGGCTCTTAAGTCCACCATCTTTGAGCATATCATAGACAACATCGTAGTGAATTTGGTCATTAATTGATTTTTGTAGATCTGATGCATGTTTATTCTTTTCTGCAACTGCCTCTTCGATCTTAGTATTGATTTCAGATTCACTTGAAGTTTTCTTTATTTTTGCAATTTTTTGATTTAAGGATAAAACTTCGTTATTGAACCCATTTTTACGGGTTACGGCTTGAGCCTGCATAACCGTTTTTTCCATTATCTGATTATTTAAATCTTCAACTTGAGTTTTTAAAATTTCAAGTTCTTTCAATTTTTTATCTGCAACTTGTAAAGATTTCTTACAACTTGCTAATTTTTCTCTTTTTTCCTCCAAGTGCTTCTGTCGAGAATCTTCCGGTAGTGTTTGACCGCAGCAAGTGCACTTTGGATCTGTCTCCAAGGTCTTTATTTGCTCTATAAGCGTCTCTTGCAGTTCCAATGCCTTGGAGTGCATTGTTGGAACGCTGGCCAAGGAAGCCATTTTAGAGGCTTCCTGCTTCTTTAAAGATTCAATCTCACTAATTTCTTTTACAATTTTTCTAATAAAAGACTCTTCAGAAACAATAGAATCTTTAATTTTTTGTAATTGTTCTTCGTACTCAGCAAGCTCTAAATTTTTATTATTATCTATTTGAGTTTTGAGTTCATTTAAAGACTTGACTTTTTCATGTCCAATTTTAAGAAAACTTTCTTGCTCTTTAATGTTTCCTTTAATACGAAGAAGTTCACTCTTGACATGTATATTCATGTCTGCCAAGATATCAAGGTCAAGTAGACCTTCAATAATCTTTCTTCGCTCTGCTGGAGAAAGTTGCATGAATGGCACAAAGTTTGACTTGCCAAGAATTACAACTTGTTTGAAAGCTTCAAAGTTAAATCCAAGTATTTGTTCTTCAAAGTAATCTTGTGAGTCTTTGGCTTTGGCGTGCTGATCCAGCATCTCACCATCTTTGTAAATCTCAAAAGTCTTGGGTGCCAAAGTACGACGAACTAGATACTTTGAATTTGATCTGACAAATTCCACTTCAACAACGCAGTTCTTTCCATTGACTGAATTTACAAGTTGTGGGAGATTAATCGATCTGAATGGCTTACCAAATAAACCGAAGCACAATGAATCAAGAAGAGCAAATGATTTACCATGGCCATTGGTGCCGGTTACCAAAGTGGTCTTATTGTTATTGAGTATTATTTCAGAAAAATTATTTCCGAATGATCCAAAATTTTTAAATCGAACACGCTGAAACTCAATCATTCTTCTTCCTTAGACAGTGCACTATTATAAGCTGTGTTTATAATGTCTGCAAGTTGCTTTTTGTCAATGGACTTTTCTGTGATTGTATTAATTTCTTCGTGCAGCAGCTGTAGAGTATCTTTATGAATATCAACAGCAATGGTCTCTGGGTTTGTAGAAACCTCTTCTGCTACGGCTAATTCAGCAACACCAGCCTCATAAAACTTATCAAGATACTTTTCAAACATTGCTTGTTTGGTTTTCTTTTTAATAAAAATTTTTACATAGCAATCTTTGTAAGAAATATAATCTAATATTTCTTTCTTATCTTCGTCATAATCCAAAGTGTAAAATAGTTTTTTAGGATTCTCTACAAATTCTAGATTTCTCTCTTGGAAATCAAATACATGAAATCCCTTCTTTTCCCATACATCAGAAAAACTCATTTGGTATTGGGTTCCCAAATAGTGAATGCTATCTCTACTGGACTTAATGTGATAATGTCCTGTTAGGACATACTCAAACTTATCAAAATGTTTTGATTCATATCCTTGATCGATAAACACACCACGAATGCTTTGAAAGCCACATAGTTCTAAGTGACCCAACAAAACCGTGCAAGATGTCTCAGAAAGAAACTTGGCGGCTGCTTCTTCGTTCTCTGGGTTTATCCACGGGAGTAACGCGACACAACCGCTGGAAAGATGAATCTCGGTGGGCTCTGAATATACTGACCAATTCGGATAATGTCCAGCGAGTTCTTGCAAGGAATTGATGGCATTGGTATTTCGATAATAGATATCGTGGTTTCCACAGATGATGTGTACTTTAATGCCCATTTCTTGTAGTGGCTCAAAAAACTCTTTTTGAACTCTATGCAGCGTTTTAAAATTGACATACTTTCTTCGGTCAAACAAATCCCCCAAATGAAAGATTGTTTTGATGTTGTGTTCCTTGAGGTAAGGAAACAATTGCTCTTTAAAGAAAGATAAAAAATAATCCATGACAATGCATGAATCATTTTTATATCCAAAATGCGTGTCGTTGAGAATTACTGCTTTCATACATCAAATGGTGATTTAGTCTTGCGCTTCTTTCTTTTCTTTTTCTTTGGGGCGCACATCTCGTCAAATCTTTCCATATCCAAATCTGTAAGACCAAAGAAGTCTCTTCTTCCAATGTCAACACCAGCATAAGTTTCATTAAACCAGTTATGGAAGTCTTTATCGTTCTGCTGTTCTGCAAATTTATATTGAATATACTTTTCTTTCTTTTCTTTGTTTATGATACGCACAAAAGAAAACCAGCATATTTGGGTTAGATAACCAAATGGGCTGGTTGATTTTTTTGGATCAAAGTTATCAATATAAGTTACGCAGTTTAATACAGCATCCGATACCATTTCTTCCCTATATGGATAGTTGGCAAAGTTTGGTCTATAAGATAATCTGGTTGCTATCTTTAGAATGCATTCACCAATATAATCGGGAAGTTTGGGTTGCTTTCTTCCTGAATTTTCTGCGTCCCTGCACTTCTTTCGATATTCAACCAAAGAGTCATACAGTTGCTGATTGTCTACATAATCAGCATCTGATGGTTTGAGTTTTTTCTTCTTTGGCTTTTTCACGGTATTACTATAACTCAGATTTCAACTAAATCAACTTTTTTGTTACTAAGTCTTACACTCCAGTAATCAACCATCTCTTCCATCATTTGATTAAATGATATCTTTGGTTTCCAATTTAACTCTTTTCTTGCCTTAGAAGAATCACCGCGCAAATAATGTAATTCTTCAGGTCTGTAATACTTTTCATCACTGAAAACATATTTGTTTTGATCTAAGCCTGCATAGTTGAAAACATAGGAAACCATTTCTCTGACAGACCTGGTTTCACCTGTGGCAATTACATAACTTTGTGGAGTTTGTTGCTGCAACATTAACCACATAGCTTCAACATAGTCCTTAGCGTGGCCCCAATCACGATAAGAATCTAAATTGCCCAATGTCAGTCTATCAGCCAACCCCATTTTAATCTTGGCTACCTGCAACGCTACTTTATTTGTTACAAAGTTAATTCCTCTTCTTGGAGATTCGTGATTAAATAAAATTCCAGAGCAAGCAAAAATACCATATGCTTGACTATAGTTTCTGCATAATGTGTGGGCATACAACTTAGCACAGCCATAGGGGCTTACTGGAATCATCGGGGTTGTTTCACGCTGATAACCGTCTGAGTCTTTTGAGTTGCCAAACATCTCGGATGTTGCAGCGTGATAAATCTTAGAATGTGGTGAAAATCTTCTTACAGCCTCTAACACTGCTAGAGTCCCACCACCATTTACATCCAAAGTATATTGCGGAAGATCAAATGAAATTTGAACATGAGACTGTGCAGCAAGATGATAAACTTCATCTGGTTGAAGTTTTTGAATTGTGCTTTCTATGCTCAAAGCATCAGTCAAATCCGCATAGTGGAGAGTAATTAAATTTTTATCATGTAAATGTTGTATGCGGGTTGTTTGTGATTCTGGTACTGAATTTCTTCTTATTGTACCATGAACTGTGTATTGTTTTTCTAAAAGAAACTCTGCAAGATATGAAGCATCTTGCCCATTTGCGCCAATTATTAATGCAACTTTATTCATAATTTAACTATACACAACAATAAGTATTAATCAACTATTTTTTAAATAGAAAGCATCACCCCACGGATGATCTTCCCAAAGTTTTTTTTCTTTTCTAGAAAAATTGTAGTTAGAAAGAAATGAATCTATCTCGTTTAAAAGTCCGCAATCTTTGTACACTTCCTTCTCATTGATCTCCAAATAAATTGAGTTTACAATTGGTAGATGTTTTACAAATCCCTTTAAAGCCAAAAGTTCAGCTCCTTGAATATCAATGTTTACAAAATCTATTTCATTTAAAAATTTTGTTTCTTGTAAAAGAGTATCTAAAGTTTTAGTTTTTCTAACTTCTCTTCTAACATAAAAAATGTCAGGAAATAGAGATCTATGTTCTGCTAAATCTAGAATAGATGATGATTGATCTGAGTTTGCTATGTTAAAAACTACTTCATCATCGTCCTTATCTGAAATAACTTCGTTGCTCAAATAATGTTGAGGGCCAGTAAGAATGTTTTTTAAATTTTCAAAAAGATTTACATTTGCTTCAACCCAATGAATTTTATTAGCACCACAATCAATGTACGATTGTGATTCTTGGCCTTGATGTGCTCCGATATGGAGTATATTTTCAGTTTTAATATTGTATTTATTTTTTAGTTCAGATAATTCTATTAACATGATATTCCATTCCAATTGTTATATACAAAAATATCGCCGTGCCAATCTAAATAATTTTTTGGATAAAAAACATTTGATTTTTGGGATAAAAATCCAATCCACCAACTAAAAGTTCCTCCAGACAAAATAATATTTTCAAAATCTTTTGCAAATAAAATTGTATTCTCTGGTGTGTTTTCGTACATAGATAAATTATACTTTTGACAAAGATGATATATCATGGGGTGGTGAAGAGTATCTGAAGATACATATCCAAATTTTGGATTTAATTTATTCAAACACATTTCATAATATGGTATACCAGGATTTTTGGATGCAGCATCATCTAATCTAACATGCACAAAGACACCTTCTTTTTTATTATCATTTAAATTTAAGAAATGATTTTGTATTTCATTTTTAAAATTAGTTACAAAAAATTTTGTTTGAAAATATGTAGAAGATTCTAATCCGCAGTGCATTTCCTTTTTTTGTAAAATTTCATCTACATTATCATCTGTAATTGTAATGTAATTATCATTAATTACTCTGCTACCTTGATATAAATTTAATTTGATTTTATCATAATTTTTTTTATAATTTTGAACATATAAGTCGTGTTTTTTAGCTAAAATGCTACAACCAATATCTTGAAGTAAATTATTACCTAACCGACCATAGTGATTTATTTTTATCATACAATGTTATTCAAAATGTATTTTGCCATTTGTTCAGTTGTACAAGTGTTTTTACAATAATTTAAAATAGCTTGCAATAGAGTTTTATATTTTTGTTCATCAAAAACCATATCATTTATTTCTATAGATGGAATTAAATTCTTAGATAAACTAACACCAGGTAAATTTTTTGCTTCTATTAATAACTCTTTTGGCAAAAATGTTAATGTATTTTTTGGGCAACTTTCAATATCTGTAAAATACGGCATGCAGTTGTTAAATATAATTTCATAATGCCGCATGCAATCCCATCCACCTTTTTTATGTGTTATTGCGTAATATGAATTTTGATAATCTTTATAATAATCTTCTTCTTTATTAAAGATATAAGTTTCTTGATATCCGGGAACAACTGTGGCATTTGTCTTTGTTTTATTGTAAACTGTACAAATTTTTTCTTTGGGAAAAGAAAATCCTATTGGTTTCATATTTTCATGTTGTCTGTAATCTAATTCTCTTTTAAAGTAACTGGCTCGCCAAGTAATGTGAGGTGCCATGTGGTGAACTTGGTGCTGGTCTTCTCCGTCTAAGAATATACATTTACTTCCAGAATCAATAGCAGAATAAAAATATGATAAATTTCTATGAATTGATCCCCATATGATTAAATCAAAATGCCTGTCATTTATTTTTTTAAAAATATAATTTCTATCAACATCAATATCTTCTAGCGTTCTAAAAATTGTAAAACCTCGGCCCCATGTTTTCATTTCTGATTCTGGAAAAGAATTAGAATACATGTAATCCATTTTGGGACAATCTACAACATCAGTTCCATACAATGATCTGAGCCCATGAAATAGAGTGTCTGCCAAATAATCTGGAGATCCAGAATTCACATAAAGTATTTTCATTGTTTTTCTAAAATTGTCAAACCACTAGAAAAAGGATATACAAACTTTTTTGTCCATTGTGGATTTTGTTCTAGGAACTCATCGATTGCTGGATTTATTCCTTTTAGGTTTGTGTTTAAAGCATCGTCTTCAAAATCTTGACCATAGGTTCCAAATAATTCTGTGTCGTGAAAAACTAAGTATTTTTTTACCTTTGATGCGTGTCTCTCCAACTCACCTTTAACTTGGTTATATTCATGATATGTATCTAGAAACAGCAAATCAGTTTCTTCAATATCACAATCAAGTGTACTGGCTTCAATAAATTTATAGTCAATATTGTTTGCTTTAGCCAAATCATATACCTCTTGGATATTTTGATTATGTTTCATTGGATTGACCAAATCAACTGAGACCATTTTTTTAGGACAGCCATACAAAAAAGCCCACGTGCTCACAATCGTCCTTACACCAAATTCAGTTACCGAATCACATTTTGATGATAAAAATGCTAGAATAGGTAAATGCTCAAAAATGTCTGAACGATTATATACTTTATTTAAAAATTTATATTGTAATTCGATTGAAGGTATTCTATCTGTCATTTGTTTGTCTTCCAAAAATTGTAAATTCCTTTTTCAAGTTCGTAGTTTTCCCACTCTTTTCTTTTTCTGATTGGTTGAGTCTGTGCCCAATTCCACATTGCTTGTAACCCATCTTTTAAAGATGTTGGAGCATTGAAGTTTAAAGCTTTCTTTATTTTATCATGTGTGACCCACGCTTGTTTTACTTCATGCCTTTCTTCAAGATGAACGATTGGATAATTACCAACTATATCAGTAAGAGTTTTTGCTGCATCATTTATTGTAATATGATCGTCACCACCCATATTAAATATTTCTTTTGAGCAAACTGGATTGACTGCCGCTTCCCATAAATAGGGCAAACAATCATCAATATAACTGAATGCTCTTTCTTGGTTGCCATCACCATAAATGGTTATGGGAATATCATTCAAAATATTATACATCCATATTCCTAAAACGTTTCTATATTTATCCCAAATATTTTGTTTTATTCCATATACATTGTGTGGTCTGATTATACACCAATCCAAACCATGTTGTTCTCCTGCGATTTGTAGATCCATTTCACAACCGTATTTTGCTATACCATATGGATCAATGGGGTTTGGAATATAGTCCTCCCTAAATGGTGCTACGGCTCTACCATAAACCGCCATGGACGATGTAAATACAAATCTTTTGACATCGTGTTTTATTGATTCATTAATCAATCTTGTTGTAGCAATCAAATTATTTTCATAATTAAATTGTCTTATGAATGGACTTAAACCCTCTGCTGCATATGCGGCAAAGTGAAACACGTACTCTGGTTTGTGGTGTTCAAATACTTCATTCAATCTAGGTGCGTGTGCCAAATTTAAATTATAAAATTTTATTTGAGGGTTTACATTTTCTATGTAACCTCCGCTCAAATCATCAATACCAATAATGTAATGTTTATTAGAAAGATAATCAGCTAAACGCGAACCAAGTAAACCAGCAACTCCAGTTATTAAAATTTTACTCATATTAATTCCTCACAAGGTGTATATATTTATCAATGTTTTCAAGAAGGTATTTTGGATATGTATCGTCTAAAGATACAACTTTTGCTGTCATTTTTCTAAAGAAGAGATCTTGTGTGTTGCAATCCATATTTTTATCCAAAGCATTTCTTACTTCATCAGTATTATACTCTTGATGTGCGTATGCATCAAGTTTTTCTAATATTTTTTCTTTACCACCAATAAAACTAAAATGCCAACCACCATCGGAAACATCGATGGAATATGGAAGCATCTGATCTCTGTTTCTAATAGAATTGACTTTTAAAAACTTAAATATTTCATAAGTACAAAGTCTTGTTCCATTCCATTTTTTTGTTCCAAAATAATCCTCTTCAATTAGATTGTTTATATAGTAATAATAAAAATTTTGTTTGAACACATATATCTTTTGTGGGTTCATATCTGACAAAACTTCTTTTACTTTTATTGGATTTGGTATTTCGTCTAAATCACTTATTAGGATCACATCATTATTAGAACAATTTTCTAAAGGACGCAATATTGCATTTTTTTGAAATATTTCTCTTGAAGCGGTGTCATAGTCCTCTGGAGAATCCGAAACTATTGAGTAAATAATTTTGTCTTTAAATTTACTAAATCTATCAATGTGTTTTTGAAAATGCAGTTCTTTGGGTTTGCCCGTAAATGTGTGAGTGCACTCTGATATTACGAAGTAATCAACAACATCGTTAAGTGTATTAAGTCTTATTTCTAATAAATCTAATTCATTAAAAAATGGAAAACAATCATATACCTTCATTAGAGTCTCCAAAATTTTTATTAAAAATTTTCATTGCATTTTCTAAATGATTACCACCATGAAACCCAAAATATTGATTTAAATCGTTTGATTGGTTTTCCATATCTCTTTCTAAACCCCACTTTAATGCTACTTCTAAAGGAGCATATTTGCAACCATTCTCTAATAAAAAATCTCTTGCCAAATCACAAATAACAGCATCTTCGTTTCTTTCAATATACGGGACTTTGGTTAAAAGATACAAAAGTTTTTTTGACCTAAATGAAAACCCACCATTACCTACATGGTGTTTAAACCAAGGCCAAGGAGATCCAATGTAATCATAATTGTAAAAATTATCATCCCACAAATGCGGATTTAAAATAAATCCATCTGTTTGCATCCAAATAGAATAATCAGTTATTAAAAATGGATATACATTTTTTAAACAAAAATTGTTAAATTCCCCGTAAGTCATAGGGTTTATTTTAAATGGAGTTACATAATCCAAAGTTGTTATTGGATTAACAGAAAAATGAAAAATGTTATCAAATTTAATTTTTAAATTTGTTTTTGTAATAATATTACAAATTTTTTCTGTATCTTTACCAACACCATCAATAAAAATTGCTGTTATGTTTTTTAACTCAAGCATCTGGTTTTTCCATGTACCACACGTCACAAAAGGGAATAACTTTTGCATTAGGAATTATTTCATCTACTGCTTTTTTAACACTCTCAGCAGCTATATCGTGACCACCTATTATACCACCCTTTTTTAATTTTGGTAGCCAATGTATGATGTCTTCTTTGACATCTTTATATTCGTGGCTTGCATCTATAAAAATGAAATCCAACGATTCATCATCATATGTTTTTGATGCATTTTTTGATGAAAGTCTAATTGGATTAATTATATGCTTCACTGGTTCAATATTTTTAATAAACTCGTCATAAAGTTTATCTTCAACTATAAATGGATCATTAATGTGTTCTACTGATCCTTTCCAAGTATCAACGCAATCAAATTTAATTAATTTTTTAGAATTAATTATTTCTACCGCCATATGTACCGAACTTCTTCCTTTCCAAGAACCAATTTCTACAAAATGCGAACCCGAATCAAATACTTCCACCATTTTTTTATAAAATGGTGCATATGTAAACCAATCTTCTCCAATACTTTGATAAAAATGTTCCATTATTCTAAGATCTCCACTTTTTCTTTTGATGATAATTCGATACCATTTAAAATATATTGATGGATAAAATTTCCACTATGTGTAAACGAATACTTTGAATCTGAATCTAAACAAACATAATCATTTATGTTTGTTGGACATACTGATACCAACCCATCAACATGACAAACCAAGTTGTCTATAGGGCCATCGTACCCATTTGTTTCAACATAATCAATTAATTTTTTGGCTCCTTGTTTTGATAAACAATATCCTGCAAATCCTTCAAACATTAATCCTTTTTGTTTATCAATAACCTTTAACCGATTGTCCCAAATTGCAGTTGGATAGGTTTCAACTATGTGATTTTTATTTTGATAGTGTGCTGTTTCTGCCTGTAAATATAAAAGATCATAATGATTTGGATCAAAAGATTTTAAAGAATCGAATGTAAATTTATCTGAAAATCTGCAATCGTCTTCGCATATTAAATATGCTGAGTCGCTTTCATCATTTAACAATTCTTCCCATATGCTCTTATGGGCCATTAGCGCTGCTACTTCGCCAAAACGAATCCAAAGTCTATTTGTATATTTTAATAAATTTTGCGTATTTATTAAATAGTTCTTATCTTTAAAAATGAATCCAGGTTGTTTAGTAAATTTTAAATTTTTATTATCTACACCTAATCTATATTGAAATTCGATATTTTTTGATTTAAATAACTCATCTATTTTTTTCTGTCTATCAAATGCTTCTGGCAAAGTTATTACTCTGGTTTTCATAGTTGAATAGTTCTTTTAATTTTTTGTTTTATTGAATCTAATGATTGTGATATATCATATTTGAAGATAGGAGCATTTTTCATTCTTTGGTAAACATCCTCATTAGAATCAACATATTTTATATATTCTAAACACTCTTCATATGTTTTAAAATTGTTTACATAGATAAAACAATCTGGATTAAAATCACTTAACACATAAGAATCACCCCAATATATGGGTATGCATCCTGCTGTCTTTGCTTGTAAAAATTTTTCTGTAACATAACCTGTTTTATATGTGTTCTCAAATGCCATAGCAAATCTAAAAGAACAAATGGCATCATATTTTCTTAATTGATTTCTATCATTATCACCATTACCAAATGGTAATCCAAACCCATAAGTTGTTTTATAGGTGTTTAAAATATTAAAAAAGTCTACTCTATTTTTGTGAATAGCAGAAAACGGAGCTACACAAAATTTATCTTTTGCAGTATTGAACCATTTGTTGTTGTTTAACTCATATTGGTTCATTGCTGGAATTGGATTTTTTTGATTTTGAAGATTATAAAAATTAATATAAATGTACCATAAAGGTAATCTTATATTTTTTAAATCTTCTCTATCTGGGTCAAAAGATAAATGATAATCACCATCTTTATATTGAACTGGCTTTGGTTCGGCCATAAAGGTTAATATTTTTGTCTTTGACCTATCTATTTCAGATGGAACATAATTTTCTGCAACCAAGCACAAATTACAATCATTTACATTGTTAGTTACAATTAAATCCTCACCGTATATATCTTTTAAGGTTGAGATGAAAAAACTTTCATCGTAGTTAAAATCCGGCCAAAAATTATGAATACTTAATCGAATCATTAGTCACACTTTCATATAAACAATCATCAGATGTTTTTAAGTTCATAACCTTTTCAAAGTTATGTTTAATAGCAGGCATCATATTTATATACCTTTCTTCTGTCAAGTCTTCAAATGATTTTAAATCATCTAAAAAAATTATACCATTTGAATCAAAATCCTCACCAATTGAACGATCACCATAATAAATTGGGATTGTTCCTGTTGCAAAACAATCTAAAATTTTTTCTGTGTAATACTTTGGATAAACTGTGTTCTCCATTGCTATTGAAAATCGATAATCTTTAAGGCCATCTAGTTTATCTTTTAATGGGTTGCAATCTCTCCCATAAATATGTCCTTTAAACATTGGATTGTTTTCTAGATCTCTATATAACATGACTCTCTTTATATGACCCGAAGTAAAAGACTTAAAACTTGTTATAAAAGAACACGTTAAAGATTTGTCATATATTTTACAATCTTTAATCCAAGTCATATTAGATGCTGGTGGATTATATTCAAAAAAATCAGGATGCCTTTCTATTAATCTTCTATCGTTAGTGTATATTTTTTTATATACTTTTTTGAAAGATTCTATGTTTCTTTCTATTGCTGCAATTAAATGGTGTATAACTTCGCTTGATTCACCGAGCCACCCATATTTTGGCCCAGTATATCCATCATCAATATAATTAAATATGAAATCATCAAAATAAACTACTGGTTCATTATTTTCTGGTCGTTTGTTAAAAATCCATTTAAAATTTTTTGGTGGTTTGTTCAAACATGAATGATCTGTAAATGCGTTTGTAAAAATGTTCATTGTATTCATATAATAATCCAATCTTTGCAATAAATGTCACTCCAGTTTTTTGGCATTTCTGGATTTTCACCAAACCAATTGTGTGGAGCAATTACTTTTTTACTCTCGCTCAACCACGCACCCCACCAACTATAACTACTATTGGCGATTACATGATAATCACATAAAGTCATTGCACACATGTCTGTATATTGATCTTCTGGCTCTGTTATGAAATAACTTCTGTTTAATGAATCAAAAATTTTTGATGCCTCATTTGGTTCATCACTGAATCCTATTATCAACAGATCTTTCGGAAGCAAGTCTAGGGCTTCTTTATAATATTTTTCATCCATAATTGGATGTTTGCCAACTAAGTTTTTATAATCACCAATTCGTAGATGGACAGAAATAACAGGATCTTTTGTAATACTTCTTACTGTGGATGCTTTTTCTAAAATTGATTTTTTAAAAGTAAATTCTTTTTGTAAATCGTTTCTATAGTTTTGAAAATATTTTTCACTTTGAAAATATCCACAAATATCTGTATTATCAGGTATTCCAAAAATGCCCGCATTGTATGTAAATACATTTTCTTGTGCTCTATGTATTGGAATAAAAGTTGAACTATCTTCGGCTGATAATTTTTCAAATGCCTCGTCCAAACAAAAATTTAAATAAGCATTGTCTGATTTTATTTTATAAGGAACTCCAAATTTATACTTTTTAGTTTTTGCTATCGAATAAAGCGTAGCATATTGAAACATCTGATTGCCAAATCGACCATATCTTCCCATCATATTAAATGAAATCATCAGAATTCACTATTCCTATCTGATAGTGGGCTGTCAGTTAAAGACTGCCATTTATTGGCATTTTCTCTAGCATTAGATTGATAAATCATCGGAATATTTGGAGTCAATATTAAATAATCATTTTGTAGAGCCGCTGTTCCAAGATCCCATGGTCTTTTTAATTCATCTAAACAATAATTTCCTACATCACACATTCTTTGTCTATATTCTGGATTTAAATATAAAATTGCATGTGCAGCAAGAACACCACCTATTCTCATATAATTTTCATTGTATTTTTTTGTTTTATAAAAAACATTACCATGAGAAATTCCAAGATATATTCCATCAGCTTCATCTGGTATTTCAATCACGGGGTTAAATGGTTCAACAAACTCAATATCATCTTCTAAAATAAGAAGTGGTGTAGTATACCTGCTGTCAGCTAAAATGTCTGTATGTGATTTGCCACAACCCATAAAGTGGGCTATAGATTGTTCTGTCCCTTCTGGTGGTGGGATAATTAAACCAGACTTTCTATGAGTATTTTTAAACTCATATTTTTTAAATCTTTCTTCCATTATTTCCGCATTTGTTTTTGCGGAGTCTAAATTTATCCAAACAACTGGAATTTCACGCAAATCAATAATCATTATAGTCCTCACATTTAATATAGAGTATTATTAATAAATGTCAAATATATTTATTTGACTTTATCTAGAGTTACTTTATAGTTCTCTATAAAAAGAACTTAAGATGAATCTAGAGAACCTTAAAGAACATATTACTAAAGACTCTATAGTAGACTCTACAGAACTAGGTACAGAGGCTATTAAGATACCACAAATACACGGTAAGTACATTAATTTACTTACAGACATGAAATTGCTTTTGACGAAGCAACAGCAAGAGTATGCCATTCTTCGTCTTCGTAAGTGGAAAATTTATACAGGTAAAGCATCCAAAGAAGAACTAGAAATTTGGAAAGAAGATCCATTTGAATTGGATATTCTTAAAACTGATGTAGATAAATTTATGGATGCAGATCCACAACTTACAGATTTAAAACTCAAAATTGCTTTGTCAGAAACAAAAGTAAAGATGGTTGAAGAATTTTTAAAATCACTCAACAACAGAAACTTTGTGATCCGATCTGCCATCGATTGGCAAAAAATGATGAACGGTATAGTCTAAATATTATGTGGATATTGAAGTTGAATCTATTGATGAAGTTCGTTACTACATCAAAACAGAAAAAGCACTAAAACAAGAACTTAGGGACTATTTTTCTTTTATGGTTCCAGGTGCACAATATATGCCCATGTTCAAAAAAAGAATATGGGATGGTAAAATTCGACTGTTCGATATACTGTCTTGTACTCTCCCAAGAGGGTTAAAAACATATCTACAGAAGTTTTGCGAAGACCGGGGATACTCCATAAATATAAAGGAGACCAAAAATCCTCTATGCATAACGGAGGAGAAACTTACACAGTTCTACGATTCATTGCAGGTTTCCGTGAAGGGACAAGCAGTGAAGATGCACGATCATCAGCAAAAGGCTATACTACATGCTTTGAATCATCACAGATGCGTGCTGATTTCTCCTACTGGTTCGGGCAAAAGTTTGATAATATACGCCTTGGTTCGGTTTCTTCAATCCGTATTAAAATCAGATCGCAAAATTTTAATTCTGGTGCCAACGGTGGGTCTTGTGACCCAAATGGAATCTGACTTTTTTGATTATTCAAAGTTAGATAAGTCTTGGTCTTCAAGTAAAAATATACATAAAATTTCAGCAGGGGCAGATAAAGAAACAAAGAAACAAATTATTGTTTCCACTTGGCAGTCTATTTACAAACTTCCCAAAATTTGGTTCGATCAATTTGATGTTGTATTTTTTGATGAATGTCACCAAGCCAAAGCAGAGTCAATTAACTTCATAGGACAGAAGCTCTCAAAGACTTGGTTTCGCATCGGGACCACCGGAACCCTAGATCAGGCACAAGCACACAGACTGAGCATAGAAGGCATCCTAGGGCCTGCTGTGCAGTTTATACAGACTAAGGGGCTAATGAACAAAGGATTGTTGGCTAAACTCGGTATAGATTGTATAATACTTAAATATAATGACGAAGAGCGTCAATTCATCAAAAAACAAAAATACATAGATGAATTGAAATGGATCGTAACGAATGAGCAACGAAACGAATTCATCAAACAACTTGCACTCCGCACCAAAGGGAATACCCTTATCCTATTTAATTACGTCGAAGACCACGGGAAACCACTCGCAGCTCTCTTGGAAGCAGCGGGAACGGATCGCAAAATATATCTCATACACGGAAAAACAGAAGCAGAGTCAAGAGAGTATATCCGCAAAGTCATTGATAGAGAAACAAATGCCATTTTGGTTGCCAGTTTTGGCACGACTAGCACCGGCATCAATATTGTCAATCTTGATAATATTATTTTTGCTTCACCTACTAAATCGATTATAAGGCTATTGCAGAGTATTGGCCGTGGACTCAGAGTATCTGCAAAAAAGAAAAATCTTAAAGTATATGACATCGTTGACGATCTTTGTTGGAAGTCACACAAGAATCACATCTTCCGTCACTTTGAAGAGCGTGTAAAGATTTACAAAAAAGAAAAATTTGATCATACAATACACGCAATGACCTTTAAAAATATCTCTGAAGATAAATAATCTAAAGGAGGACATTAAATGTCCGACGAACCCGACAATGTTTCTTCAGAGGATATTAAGGTTATTAAATTGGTAACGGGTGAAGAAATTGTGGGAATATTAACTAGCACAGAGAATGGAGTTTACAACGTATCTTTTCCAGCAAGAGTAGATGTTCAATATGGAAAAGGTCCCGGTGGAATGACTGAATTTGTTAAATTAAGTAATTATGCTGCTTCGGTAAATGATTACAAGGTATCTTTACCTGTCACTGCTACAATTTTTATAGGTAAACCAAATGACGAACTTCGTATTATGTATTTGACATATTGTGAGTATATGAGAAAAGATCCAAAAATGATAATAAGTTCGGCAGGAGAAGATTCTTCTTCTATTCAAGAAAACCAAGGTCTTGAATTATTAAATGAACTATTTACAAATGCAGACTTTGTGGAATTTGTAAATGATTTAATTGAAAATTATGAAGGCAATATAATTGAAGAAGAAGAGGAAGAAGGAGAAAAATTTATAATAGAAGAACCAGAAGAAAAAGAAATAAAGCCGAAGAAAAAGAAGAAAGTTAGACCAGAATCAAAAAAGTTACCTTATGACCCAGATGCAAATCCAAATACCGCAGAAGGGTGGTCAGATAATCCAAATGATTATATTTGACGCTGTAAATTTGATGGAGCATCTGGTTCCATATTATAATAAGAATACTTGAAACTACATGATGCTTTTAGGTGTGGAGAATCATTTGAATCTGATTGAAACATTAAACCACTTAATTTTATTGGTATGAGATTTAAAAAATTAATTGTTAAAACAGGATCAACACAAGTTTCATATTTATTTAAAGGTGATATCAATTGAAGTTGGGCTGAATCATTATGCCAATTAGCATATGGTATATTATGAGAAGTAGAATCAGATATATTTGTAATATTTCTCATCCAAGAATAAATACTTTTCCAATTTGTTAAATCAGAATCTACTATAAACTCTACCGACAATGGTTCATATTGAATTGCCATTGTGGGTATTGGAATTGTTGTACCAAAAATGGTAGGTTGATTCTGATCTGGTATACTTACACCAGGTAAATTTGTTTTTGTTACCATTAACTCTAAAGGATCCGTGGTTCGATTGATAAACAAGCGGAAATAATTTCCATATAAAAAATTTATGTTATCTTTGCAAGGAGTTGAGGTCATACAAATATTTATGGTAAAAAGAAAACCCTCCCGATTTCTCGGGAGGGTTTCGTGGTTTACACGCAGTTAGTTATTAGGCTACTGGAATGTATTGGCAGTTACCGTGTAGATTCTTAACTTGTGTCAAACGGTAGTATTGGTTTAGACCCTTTGTGAGGTTTTCACCGTCTGGTACTGGACCGTTTGCAGCAGTTACGTTAAGAACATATGGGTTTGCTACAACACCGTAGCGAGTCTTGAATCCAATACGTGGTTGGAACGTATTTGGATCTACTGCACGGACCATTTGTAGCGGTACGTATGGGCAGTAGAAGAGACCAGCATCGTATGGTGATTCTCCCTTATATCCAACACAGAAGAAGTTAACTCCTGATGGTGAATATGGATCAATGTATACACGAATCTTGCCATTTAGGATACCTGCAAAGGTTGATTGTGTATCATCAGCATTGATTTGAGGAGCGATTCCTGGGCTTAGGCTCATAAATCCAGACATTGCTAGAGCAGCAGCGGTATCGCTATCGCAGATGATAAAGTTACCCTTACCACGACGAGTTTCCTTAGCGATTGCATTGCATTCTCTTTCAATTTGGAAAGTAAGACCACGGAAACGTTCAGCAGACCAACGACCATCTGAATCTGTGTTTAGATCATAAACACCCTTAGCGTCAAGGTCTCCTTGTTGTGAACCATCACGTGAAACATA